TTCCCAATAGATTTAGTATGTATTTTTCCTGAGCAGTTCTTACAAATGATAATAATCTATCAGCATCAATTGAACCTTGAAGTGGAGATTGTTTAATAATATCGTTTCTGCTTATAAATAATGCGTAAGCCATATCTTTTAATTTAATTTTATCTAAATTCTTTTATAAAATCAGGTGTTCCAAATTGTGCTGTCATTGAAGTTCTTAGTGGAGCTTCGTTAGCTTGTGGGTCAATAACTCCTGTGCCACCATCTTCAACTACTGCTGGGTTTTCTCCCTCTTCGTTAATATCAGTTTGAACTTCATCCACAGTCTGACCTGTTTCCTCTGCCGTTTGTGAAAGGATTACAAGTGGCGTCATTTGCTCAAAATACAATTGCGTATCTTCCCATCCGCCCACTGCTAATGCCGTTGTTAAAGCGTTTGTAATGAGGTTTTGGAATGGTATGATTGTCATCGTTTGTAAGATAGAATAAGCCGTTTTCATTTCCTCTGATTGAGAAGAGAATCCATTAGCTTGAGTTCTGATACCAAATAACAAAGGTGATGTAATTCTGTGACCTACTAAGATTCTATCTTGTGCGTATTCAGCTACATACTTAAACTTCTCATGTAGGTTATCAATCTGAACTGCTTCAATAGTTGGTTGTCTTTCCTTATCATCGTTGAATGTTAAGATAAACCTTCCTGCGTTTCTAGTCCCTGTGAACTTAGATTCAATCATAGATTCGATTGTATCTCTTTCTTCAGGTGCAGGAATACCATTGTTCATATTAATCATTACCATTGGTAAGAAACCATTCTCAATATTATTGATGTGTAGGTTACTTAATTCAGCTTCTACAAATGAGAATTGAAGTGCTGAGAACCAATCAGGTATAGAATAATAGTATTTACCTGGTGAGTAGTTCTTAATCCAAAGGATTTCATAATCGTTTTGAGATGTTCCAAATGCTGGAATCTCTTTCTTTTCTTTTACTTTTCTTTGATCTTTCCAATCAGTTGAATAAAAATAAGATTCAATACGAGGATTATCGTAAATCTTTTTAGCTCTTAAATACTGAACTGGAACATGATACATACGAATTACTTGCGTATGGTCATCATTCCAATAAACTTGGAAAGCTCCATTACCATATAATTTTAAATCAAAGATAACTCTTTTTATCTCCTCCTGTGGAACGATTACTTCTAAGTTTCTTTGGAAGTTCTGATTCTTTGAATAGATTCCCTTTCCAAATATCATATCGGAAATCCCTTCTATACAAGCAGCATTGGTTGTAGAGTTATTGTATCCCTCAGTTATGATATCATAAAAATCATCATGCATCTGAATACCAATTGGCACCCACGCATAACGGGTCTTAGTATCTTCTGTAACTACTGGAATATCTTGTTGAGCAAAGTTTACAATGCTAAAGTTTTGATTCAATTTCATATTAATCAAGTATTATATATTCGTTATCTGATAAGTTGGAAACATAAACATTCTCTAAAGGAATTTGGTTTACATATACACTTTTATCCGCAGATTCGGATAAGAAAACCTGTATAGAACCATGCCATATTCTACTACCACTTCCAATTAACTCCGCTCTATATTGGTCACCTAAACTTGCAGATGGTATAGAAGCAGTAAAAGTAAGAAGCGATTGGTATTTATCGTAGGTATAATTAGATATAGAAGAGCTAGTATTTTGTAGTGTGCTCATATTCTGCAAACGCAATTGTAAGCTTCCACTACATTTAGGTTCTGTTCTAATATTAATTTGGTTACTTCCTGATAAGAAATATGTCAACATTATCTCGTATTTAGTATGTTTTATCTCTAATTATAACAAAATTAAATCCATAAGTAGTTGGCATAAAAAAAGGGGTAATTTAATTACCCCTTCTTAATATTTTCATCTATCAGGTATTAGCTGTTAGTTCCACTCACAATTGTTGGAGGGTTTGTTACCGCGCCAAATGGATTTGCGAATGTTGAACCAGATACGAATGCTGCTGGTAAAGGTTCTTGTCCAGTGAAAGTAATTGAATAACCATAAAGGTCACCAATTGCTGCTCCCGCTTGGATAGTTCCACCTGTTACATCTGCTCCTTCTCTTTGTCCAACTAATAATGTGTCACCATTCATTGTGTGAACGAAAATTTGAGGACGAGAGTAGCTCATAAGTTTAAGCTGAGTCGTCATCTCATTTGTCAACTTCTTAAGATTTAAAACTAATTCTTGTGAAAAGAATGTAGTTCCATTATCTCTTGAAGAGTTCACAGTTTCCTGATAGCTTGAATTTCCTTTTAGTTCGTAGTAGTATGCTGTTAAACCTGCTGGTAATGATTCGATTAATGCATCTGCATTACCATTGGTTGTGTTAGCAAGTGATGAAGTGAAGTTTACGAAATAAACTCCAGCGATACCACCTATGCTATCTTTACATACTTCGTTACGTCCTGCTGATAAGTTACAAGCCATAGTATTTTGTTTTTAAGTTAATGTTAATGGATTGAATTTAGGGAGGTTACCCTCCCCTTATTCTATATATTAGTTAGGAATGTGAATCGCGATATCTTCTCCAATACCGAATTGAGTTCCTGCAGTGTATCTCATGATAACTCTGAAGTTCTGAGAACCATCTAAGTCAGCCATGTCTAATACTTTAACTTGGTTGTAATCACTCATCAAACCAGTACCGAAATACAAGTTAGATTTTTGTGCTGCTACCATATAGTTAGCTGTGATACCTGGACACCATACTAATTCAATACCATTGAAGTTTAATGGCTTCTCACCCACGTTCATCATATTGTTATAGCCATTCGCACCTTGTGCACCACCTGCTAATGCTTGCTGATATGCTTTAGCAACACCAGTTGGAACATAGATTACTAAATCTTCTTTACCATACACAGTATCAGGGATAGCGTTTACTAAACCATCTAACTTAGTTAATACGTTTGCAGAAGTGATTGAACCAGATTGTGCTGATTTGATTACTGCACCTGCACCACCAGCTGCTGCTGATGCTGATAACGCTGGTAATAAACCTGCGAATTGTCCGTTAGTTGCAGCAGTTCCTTGCCAAATTGATTCTTCAGTTGCTTCAGCAACTTTACCACCTACATAAGATACTAAGAAATCTGTGAAGTTAGCAGGAATGTTATCAAATGCGCTATAGCCCAATTGTAAAGCTTCCCAGCTATCTACGAATTCTTGCTTACAAAGCTCCAAGTTAACTTGTAATTCTTTTGGTTCTAAGATTCTCTCAGAAAGAGCTACTGTACCAGAAGTAACAAAGTTACAAGAAGCATCATTTACGATGCTGTCTACTGCAATCTTTTGGATAACACTCTTAAACTTCACATTCGGCATGATTGTGATGTATTTGTTGTCCAAAGTTCTAGCAGATAACAACGCTGCGGCGATATACTTACCCGCGAACTCACCTGCATAAGTTGTGCTTATAGTAGGTTGAGCAAAGTTTTGTTGTTTTCTCATTTTTTTAAAATTTTGTTTTGAAATATTTTTATTTATATAATTTTGATAAGAAATTAGATTGTGTGTTGTGCACTCTCTTACCAAAGTTATTCTCAGTTTGTTTGCTAAACTTCACACCATCTTCTACAGGTGCTCCATCTAACTTAGGAAGTTCTGCTGACATTTCAGGTATTTCTTTTACCTTCTTCTCTTCAGCACCTTTACCTTCTTCTACTCTATCTTCTTTTACCATCTCCTGCATCTTCTTCTCTAACTCTTCGATACGATATTGTAATTTCTCTACCATTGATTTCATATCAACTTCTTCAGTTGGAATTTCTTCAGTTGGTTTATCAGTATCTTCAGTTAAAGGTTCTGCAGTAGCATCTTCCATCTTCACTTCTTCTTTCATTTCAGATTCGATATCAGATTCTTCAGATGAAGGTAATTCAACATTTTCTCTTTCAGTTATCTTACCATCTTTGGTCATAACTTTAATAAGAACATCGTTTCCTTCAGAATCTCTAAGTGCTAACTCATGCTCACCATCTGGAGCTGGAGACTTAGTTCCATCTTCTGAAACAACTTCAACAGGCTCACCTACATCGAATGTTGGTGATTCAACGATTGTGCCATCGGCTAATTTAGCGTATGTTAACTCAACTTCTTCTTTTTCCATTGATAGAAGTGTTAATATCTTGCTTAATACATTTTTAGAATTCATAATATTTTCTATTTTTAGTTTAACAAAGTTTTTTTGCAATATAGTAATTTTTTTTATATTTCTACCCAAGTGAATATTCCACTTCCGGTAAATGTATGGATAGTATAACTTCCTGAAGTTGTAACAACTCCACCAACACCATATCCAGTTTCTCCAACGCCTGCCGTTAAGTATCTTAAAGATAATGAACCTGTTGCTCCATTACCACCATTAGCACCATCTGAACATCCACCACCACCTGCTCCGGTATATTGGATTGCGTTTTGAGAACCTGCTGGCCATCCACCTATTGGTTGTCCCATTGATGCACCTGCACCATGTCCACCACCATTTGAGCCTGTTGATGGTTGTAATGTAGCACCTTGCGCACCGCCTGGTGTATTAATACCTCTACCGCCACCACCTGCAATACCAGCTCTACTTCCTGTTGCATTAATAGTAACCCAATCAATTATAATTCCGGCTCCACCAATACCTGCGAATGAAGGATTTCCTCCAGCTCCTCTAGCTCCACCACCCGGTCCACCAACACCATAGAAAAACCCTGGGAAAGAGTTGTTTGCAGCTCTTGTTGAGTTTTGCCCATCGTTTCCAGTAAATAAAGGATTTATTGATGATGTTACTCCTGTAGTTTCATTAAGTATAGATGCTGAAACAGCTAAACCACCAGAAGCAAATGTTAAAGCCGGTGTAGGTGTAGTAGGAGTTGTATTTCCTGTTGCGTTTGCACCACCACCTGAACCACCATTACTACCACTTCTAGCATTGTTTGGATTTAATGCAGCTACTCCACCTCCAGCTCCACCACCTGGTGCAACTAAGAACGAAGAAGTTACAAATTTGCCACCTATTAAATTAGATGGAGTTACAACTCCAACAAATGAAGATGATTCACCATTTGTTGGTAAGAAGCCTGTTTCTAAAGAGCCTGTAATACCACCTGCTCCAATTTGAACTGTGTATGAATTATTACATAGTAAACGATATGAGCCTGTTACTAAAGCACCTGCTCCTCCGCCACCTCCAGCTTGAATATTACCACCACCTCCGCCACCACCAATCAATACTAAGTCTATTAATTTAGTTGAAAACAAATCAGTTGAAGCAGTTATTGAATAAGATGCTGAATCCGTTACAGCTGCAAAAGAAGCTGTAAGTAAAGATGATGTTGCGTATGAATATAAATCCACACCAATCTCAGGCACTATTAATTTAGCCAAATTAAAATATCTTGAAGATGAATCAGCGTTAAACGATTCTGTCCAATTATTTCTATAGCTTGCAGTTTGATTAAAAGCCCAAGCATTTGGGAATGTGTTTGAAATAGATGATGTAAATGTATTAGCTTGGGTAAGAACATTTACTGGGTTGTAAGATGAATCTTTATCAATAGATAGAGATGCAGTTACTTTTGTTTTATTTTTCAAACTTCCGTTAGAAGATGAAACCATCCAATTAATATCAGAGTTAGCCTCATTTCCTTTATTATTTATTACACTTGCTGTCACATTATAACTTCCACTTATAGTTTGAGCTATAAATGAAGCCGTTAATTGAGCAGTGGTAGTTGTTGGATTAAACCATCTTTGAGTAACATTAATTCCTGATTCAGGAACAACTATACTCATTGTTACACTACCTGTTGCGTTATTTACATTTTGTGTTAGGGAAGCAGTTTGGTTAAAAGAGTTATTATTGTTATAACTTCCAAAAGATGAACTAACTTGAGTTACATTAACCATTGTAGCTATATCCTTTTTCAAAGTAAATGAAGATGAAACTCCATTCAAATTAGCTGTGCTTCCTTCTAAATCTTGTGTTGTAGAACTTTGAAATGCTTTCCAATTTATATCAGCTCTACTAAGGTTTCCCTTATTATACTCTACACTTGCTGTAAGATTATGTATGCTATCACTAGTTGCTACAAAAGAACCTGTTGCAATTGCATTAGTTGTTATTGGATTAAAGAATGTATATACCTTATTTAATCCTTCTTCAGCACAAATGAATGACATGGTTGTTGAACCTGTAGCATTATTTACACTAGCTGATAAAGAAGCAGTTACACCAAAATTATAAAGATAATTAA